CAACTGGTTGGGCGGCTGATCAGTTAGTGTTACTTTAGGACGTGAACATAATCAATGGATTTGATACACCAACCTGTTGCACATGTGATCTCTTCGATTAGATCATCTTCATCACATGCTTCCCAAATTGTTGTCATCGTTTGATTAATTACACCTTGTTTTTCTTCTTCAAGATAAGGACCAAATTCATCATCAAAATCAAACTCGATTTGTGTAACTTGGAATTGCATGGTTAGTGTCAGATAGTGGTGAATGAGTTTGTATCAGTTAGTGGGGAAATTGCGGCAGACAGCATCACAAAGCATACGAATTACTTCGTCTTTGTATTCAACTTCACCAAAGTTTGATTCAATGATACAATCAATGTCTTCCATTAATTGTTCTCTCGCCATGAGCATTTCGAGTTGATCAGTCACAAAAAAATCCCGAACATGTATAGAATACACGATCGGGATGGAAAATCAAGTGATTATGGACAGTTCAATAAGTGTCCTCAAAGTAGTCGGATCTGTCTTTAAACTTTGCTACTTTCTTTTTTGACTGTCTGCGAATATTCTTTACCTTATAACCAAAGTCTTCGAAATCATCATCGAATTGTTGATACTTTTGGTTATCAGACTGATTGTAACGCTTACCCATTGTAATTGTATAGTAATTATTAATAAACAATAACTTATTTAGATTCAACAATTAATCCTTCTTTGATTTGATTATGAAGAAACTTACCAACACTAGCATCTTTATTTCTCAATTCAATACCAATCAATACTTTAATGAATTCATCATTAAATTCATCGATATTTTTACAATTATATGTGTATTCTTTGTCTTTATTACTATTATAAACGACTTTTACATCGTTTTCATCAATAGTAACACTATGTACTGCAGTTGAGATTAGATTGTCGTAGGTTTTAGACATTTTAAGAGAGTTTTTAAAGTTTAAAATCTGAAAAAAACGAAAAAACTTAAAAATTAAACTTTCTCAGTTTTTGAAAATTCTTAAAAAGTAAGTTTTTTGACTTTTTCAGATTTTGAGGAATCTGTGAATTCCATGGACTTACTATAACGTGCTTCTGAGGGATTCTGAGGGTCTTTGTGACACTTTGAGGGGTGGCACATGCTTGGTTGACTTTCGATGGGTAGCGTGCTAAGCCAACATCCTCAGAGCACCTTCTGAGACACTTCACAGATGCTACACAGTATCTATAGAGCTACTATAGTATATTTTTTGTTATATTTTAAAATGAAAATTAACCTGTGGAAAAACCTGTGGAAAACGTAGTCATACCAATGAGCGGAAGTATATAGAAATAGTTAAGATTTACCAGTATATTGGTAACATTTGTATTTGGGTTTGTATCTGTCTATGTACTTCTGAGCATGGTCTATACAAGTGAACCAACAACGTTTATTATCTGACTGATCATCAAGGAAAATGGGGAAAGTTGGATGGTGGGGGAACAGTTCTATCTTTCGACTGTTCATCACTTTGATTGTCTTGGATGTGCTCTTTGATTGCTTCTTCTTTGACTGTGTACCAATCGTAGTCAGCGATTGTTGGTTCTTCTTTAGGTTGGATTGTGTCTTTGACTTTAGTGATGATGATTTGGTTGTCGTTTTGGATGTCCCAGTTGAGGATGTCACCTTCTTCCCAACCGAGTTCTTCAAGGATTTCTTGGGGGAATTCGATGAAGAGATCTTCTTCGTTGTCATGTTGTTGGGCGGTTGTTGTGAATTTCATCTTCAATAGCAATCAGTCGAGCATTGATTTCTTCTAGTATAGCACAGAGTTCATGGATATTCACCTTCTTTGTGATGTAATACCCATCATCACGATTCAGTCTGCTTAATGTATCCATTTTCTTGCAACCATTGACGTGTTAGTGGGGTCAGTTGATAATCTGACCACATTGTTTTGTTAGCACATGATTTAAGTGCTTTCATAGTCATTCCTTCAGTTTTACCTGCCCATGTTGCTTCTGCTTCCCATGGTACTGCTTGTGATGGGTAAGTACGTTCAGTCATTTCTCTCCAGAAAGGGGGAACATTTTCTTCAGGGAGGATGATAGCGACCATGTTATTTTTGATACTTCCTGCCATACAATCTTGTGCTGCATGCCAACCTTCATGACGTACAACACTCATCAATGTAGATGGGCGATGAACGAAGTCTTTATTCAGATAGAAATGATTAGAGACTGTATGATAAACACCACGATGTCCTGGTGGGAAATACTTTGCGTCAGCAAGGTGAACATCAACACCAATCTGTTGGAAAGCTACCATGATCTCATCAAACTCTTGTTCTACAACATCCCAATTTTCATTGGGGTATTGTGCTTTTAGATCACCAGAAGAGTAGATCTTATCAACACCATTAGTACATTCTTTCAGGAGCATACAACCCATGGCATCATAAGAATAAAACCCTTGAGTGATTTTATCTTCATTAGCATAGACTGCTGTAGGGAGAGATAGTAGTAGACTAAGTAGAACGTTTTTCATGATCATGTTGTCCTTGTTCTTTGATTTGTTGTAGGATGCTTTCAGATTCAGCGTAATGTCCTTTGTTACATGCTTCCATGTATTGAACGATTAGATCACGCATTTCATCAGAGATTGGTGGTATTTCAGTCATCGGTCAATGAGAGAAAGAGAGCGAAGAGTTCTTCTTCATTGTAGTAATGAGTTTCTTCATCTTCTAGTTGATTAGGGTCCATCCATTCATAGAATTCATCAGCTAATGCCATTGCGTTATCGATGTCATCATTTGCCATATGATGACGGAACATTTCTACAACATAATCATAGATAAGATCACGTTGATAGGAGAGGCGTTCAACATCAGTGCTCATAGTTTTTTAGCGAAGAGAACATTAGCGAGGTGATCGTACTGGACGAATTCTACATCACTAGGAAGATTTGCGGCAACAGCAGCAGCAAATTCGTTAGGAAACTTAGAGAAGAAGCGCCAGAACTTTTCGACACCATCATCATCTAGATCTTCATGTGGCAATACACGAATCTCGTAATCACCTCTCGTATAACGATTAGGATACGGATTGATGAAACCTTGGATGTATTCAGAGAGCATACTCATTTGATAAAGACCTCAGTGTTGAGTTGGCGATGTTCTTCAGTTAATTTAGCAATTTGTTGAAGGTGATAAGCAATATGAGCAAGGTATTCTTGCTCTTCCTCATCAACTTCATCATATGCGATATCATAACAGTCGTCAATATCGACTGTTTGATCATCATAACAAGTCATACCATACATGGTATCACTTGAATTATCCATCGCATACGCATTACCAGCAGCAACGAGATAGAACATGGGAGTGAGTGGCGAATGAGTATATTCTATATTAGATTTGAGAGAGTGTCAAGCGATTATTTCATGTAGAGATAACCGCCTGCCCAATCAGCATTTCCCAACAACCACTCACGATCTTTGATCAGGAGTAGATTGAAACGCACATGCTTTGCAGGTGCTTTGAATGATGCTGCCTTATACACTTCACCAGTCTTCTTATCAACAAATGCGTGGACACTGCGGGAGGGAGGACGATTGCGGTTAGGAACTTCCATGACAATCTTGTGGTATTTGCGACCCTCTTCGATCACAAACTTGTAGACAGGTGCCTCATAACCACCAACCTTGCCGTGGTTACGATCCTTGAAGTTCTGCTCCAGAGCATCACACAGCATCAGAGTATACTTGCGAACGTTGAGTTGGATCTCATTGCGAGCATCCTGGGTGGCAACGTAGTCAGCGAAGGAAGTGGTGGTCATGTCTTTGTCTGAACTGAAGTCAGTATAGAGTGGTTTGGTGGGGTTTGGGAGACTGATCATGCCACTTCGCTCGCTGGCACACGGGAGACCGTCAGGCGACGGAAGTTGTAGTCTCTCCAGGCATCACATGCCTCGTTCACCATGCGATTGTGCTGACGATCCATGCCCTTAGCAGTCTTGCACTTGCGTTCCTTGCGGAAATACACGATGGGGTGCTGAGGGGTCTCAGGGAAGTCGATCTCGATCTTGTAGTGAGAGTAGGTCATGGGTGGTGTCCCTTGCTGATGAACTTAGTATAGAGCAGAGTGGGGCAGAGTCAGGGGCAGAGTGGACAGTGCCTCAACTGTCCATCTCCTCTCGCATTTGTTCTACAATTTTGCTCAAATCATTTGCCACATCAGTCATCGCAGATCGTGAATACCCTGTTGCATAAGCATAACCTTGATCTTCAATTTCTGGTGCTTCATAGCAAACATTGACCGCACTATTCAAGCGGTCAATGAGAAACACCAGTTGGTCATCAAGAGGAAAAAAGTTCATGGGTGTGTTCCGTTGATGAACATAGTATAGGGCTCAGGAGAGCATTTCCATTGCCTCGTAGGACAGTTCCTCGATTGGCATGTCCTTCTCGATCTCGATCACGTCGTATTCTTCTTCGATCTGATCCAGGAGCCAACGATCGAGCATTACTTCAGAAATAGTAGACATAATAGTTTCAGAGGTGAGTGTTTTCCATGAGGAGCATTTCATCGACAGTCATTTCAAGTTCTGCCGCTTTGAATTCAAGATGATCACAACATGAGTCATCATCATGAAGATCAATCATGTCAGTATCGGTCAAACAAGTAAGTTTGCCGAAGAGAAAATCAATGAAGTCAGTGTCTTCTTTAGTAAACATTTTCTTGAGTAGTTTTGTCGTAGTAGTCCATCATCTTAGCATCACGGTCTGCTAAGAATTTAAGATAACTGCCAAGAGCTAGACAGATCAAAATTCCAGTGAGACCGTATCGTGTGACTTTAGAATACATTGGTCCAGCGAGTGTGTTGTGCTTTAGTAATTTGTCCTGCTTGTAACATGTTATCACACACATTACAGAAGACTTGGAACTTTTCAGTTTTGTTGAGAGCACTGCCAGTACAGCAGTCTTTAATAACCTTGAGAACTTGTGCCTTGGAAGTAATCATCAGTCAATGTCAGTGTAGAGGAACTTGTTATCAGGGACAATACCCATTTCTTCACATCGACACTCGTAAGCAATACGCTTCAAGAGTTGAAGATCATAGTTGTCAATGCTATTGACAATGGTGCGTCTCAGTTGTGCTGTTTGGGTGTCTTCTTTCATGATCAGCAGTAGACAGGAGAGTAATCAGAACCAGCGTATTCTTCAGTGTTCATGCCAATGATTTCAGCACCGTTGGCAATATAGTTGCGGATGTCGTAGAGAGCGTCAGACTTAACACGGGTGGTGAAAGATGTCATCTGCTGATCACATTCTGCGTCAGGATGCCAGATGACACGCTTGACGAAACGCTTGCCAGTGCCAACAGGGTAGAAGTCGATCTGGGTGGCAGAGGTGAGGAGTCGCATGGGTGTCTCTCGATTACTTTGTAATCTTACCAGTGATCCGTGGGCTCTGGACCAGATGGTAGACAGTTCTCAAGGTGGTTGTAGACGGCATTGTCGTCAACACCATGCTGGATAGCATGAGTCTTGGTGATGCCCAACTGCGCTCCCATCATCACGTCCATCAGGAATCGGATCTGTGGGGCAGTCAGGGGAACGTTGGTAGTCTCAGTCATGATAGGTGGTTCAGGACGCTTGTGGGCGATTGTAGAGGGGTCTCAGGACACGCTGATCTTAGACGATCAGACGCGATCTGGCAATAGTGCTCGCTAGCATCGATTCCAACAAAGTTTCTATCAATTCTCATAGCAGCAACACCAGTGCTGCCACTACCGCAGAATGGGTCAAGCACCGTAGAATTAACAGGAGAATAGATCTTGATAAGATATTCCATCAAACTCACTGGTTTGACTGTAGGATGATCGTTATCTTCTCCTTTTTCTTTTCGTGTTGCTCGCGGAGCATAGAAATACTTTTGATGCTCATGTTGTACCTCACCAATAATGTTTGATGGATAGCGTCCATCAGGATTAGCATCTACAGTTCCAAACTCTTTCTGTGTGCCTGTAGTTTTACCATCCTTACCAAATGTGCGACGTTTAGCACCTTGAGCAACCCAACCAGTTGGTGGTTTCTTATCCCACGGAATACGAGTGTTAGTTGTATCAATCATTCCGCATCCCCACTCCTCAAAGTTATCCTTGAGCGTACCAATATATGGTTTTTGTGCTACAACAATGGGTTCATGTGCTGGTTTGAGTTTATTATACTTTGGCATCTTAGTGGTGGTCATCCACATAATCTGATCCTTGATCATAAATCCCGCATCTTCTACATTACATGCGAGACGATGATACAATTCAGGAGAGCAAAATGCCAAACAAAATGCTCCAGGACGCAAAGTTCTATAAACTTCACGCCACACTTCTACACTAGGAACAGAATGATCCCAGTGTTCCATACCCATACCATAGGGAGGATCAGTAATACATGAATGAAAAAAGTTCTCCCCGTAAGTGGGGAGAACAGATTGACAATCACCAGCTAAAATTGAGAACATTGGATTCACAGAGTTGACGATCAGAATGCTTGAAATAGTTAGTGCGCTTCCAACCACCAGACTGAGTGAACATGTTGCGGATGTAGAAGTTAAATCCACGGTTGTCATCTTGCCACTCAGGCATTGCCTGATACTTATCAAGAACTGCGCGAAGTTCTTCAATCAGACAAGCAAACAGTTCACGCTTGCGGTTAGAAACAACATCTTCAGCAAAATAAATGGTGGTCTCGTTATACTTGGCAGAACTGAAAACATACACAGTACCTTTCTCAGGAAGACCACCGTTGTAAGTTGGATGCGCTTGCTTAGAAGACTTACACTCAATGTCAACAGTCTTGCCGCTGTCAAGTGTAACACGAAAGTCGGGAGAGTTTTGAATACCGTTAGGTTGTGCCTCGTATTTGATGTTATGCTTGATCAGCAGTTCTTCAACTTGCTGCTCATGGAGAGGATTGTCTTGAGAGTTGGTCTTGTAAGGGAGACGGAGGATGTCTTGGAAAAAGTTTTTCATGAGAATCTCGGACTCAGTGCCCGTTGATTGACTACTCACGTAGTATGGCATGAAAAAAGGGGGTTGTCAACCCCCTAGTCCAGTCTGTCAACTGTCACTAAAGATTGGGATGATGTCCGTCTTTACGTGCTCAGTTTTGTTAATATGTTGTTCCCACATTGCGGCGTCTTCCAAATTGTAAAAGATCGCTTCTTGGCGGGCAACACCCTTCTTTTTGTTCTTCATCCAAACAACTGCGTATTTCATGCCAAAAACTAGGATAAACAATGAGTGTAGAGTAATGACGACCCCACCGCGAGTTTGCTGACTCAGGCAGTGGGATGTCTTTGAATACTATACTAATATAGTCTTCACTGATGAAAGAAATATAACCTGTAGTACCTTTATATTCTACAGGTTGAAGAAGTTCAAATTCAATCGACTTCATCAAATGCTTTACGATTCTTGTTCTCTGGTTTAGGAAGACGGAACATCTCTTTTAGATCGTTCAGATCATTTAATTGTTTTTGCAGATTATCAATTTGTGCTTGTAAGATCTGGAAGTTATGATCATTATTGTTTTGCATCATCAACATATTGTTGATTGTGGTTTTAAATTCTTCCTCAGTCATGATTCAATAGCGGTAAGGTGTTTTATCTAGTTGCCATTTTTCAGCAAGTTTAGGGTCAATGTCATCAACAATACGATGACCCATCATGAGTGATCTGAGACCAGTAGCACGATTAAGAGCAGTTTGATGATACTCAATCACATCATCAATACATGATAACATTTCCTCATACACTTGTCTAGAATCAACTTCGTCATCTTGGAGGTAATCATCGATAGCATCTTGCATACGATCTTTACGTTGCTTAGAATATTCTTTTTGCCAGTGATCATCCGACAATTTAAATTCTGGGCGTCCTTCAATAGTCATTAGTATTGTTCTCCATCACGAACTTTGGCGGGGGCATGAGCAAGGTCAACAAAAGTCATAGCAAATTCAGAGTATATGCTGGGATATGTAGTAAAACACAATCCTACAATCGCAACAAAAAAAGATGTCGTCCAGAAATGCCTCATAATAACTGGGTATTGAGTACAGAGACATTATACCATTTTCTGGATTCTTTTTTCAAGTGTGTTACAGTTCAATCACTGTCCACAGCATCAACCGATTCAATGTCGCATACAGGAACCTCATGCTCACCAGCAATGATGTACCAATGCATTAACTGTCCATGATACTCTGGATGAGCAGGATAGTCTTCTGTATACTCTCTTTCGCCAGCATATACTAATTCAGACTCTGGAATTGAAAAATCTCGCAACATAGCTTGTAATTGCATATGCTGTAATTCTACTTTGGTTGGTACTTTCATGTTTTGGTGGCATCTTAGCAACCATAACAGAAGGTCAGGAAGTTGTCAAGTCCACAAACTTTTCAACTTTAAAGTGTAAAAATGTTGTATTATTTACAACTCCAGTTTCATCAATATGAAAATCTAGTGTAAAGTATGAATTACCAGTACAAACAGATCTAATAAATGCTGCTTGTTCTGATGTGATAATGTGAAAATCAGTATTATCAGTATATGGTTGAGAGTAAAAGTCCAAATACATATCAACCATTGAATTCCTATCATCAAAGATTTTCACCATTCCTTTTCCAAGGTAATTCATGTCAGCAGAAAGATCATATCTTGACGTTAAATGATAATTAATATCATTAGAGTCAGGACGAAATGCTACTTCCCCTCTAAATTTACCATGCATTTTGTTTGGTATTTCATTAATACTGTTCAAAAATTCATTATCATTGTATTCTGAAAGATTGTATGTTCTATCACATACTCGGACAGAATATAATGACATGTCTTCATTGTAAACCAAACCAGTAATATAAGTATCTGGTTCAGCAGTAACATCAGTCATTCTTTCAATATGACTTTTACAATTATTTAATTCTGGTACTTTTATTTCATCAATAAATTTATTCCACAAGTGATAGTTGCTAATTGTACTATATCTAATCTCTTTCCTTGCGAAGAAAGAAATAATCTCTCCAGCATTATGTTCCACATACAAGTCATGCATCCAATTGTAATTAGGATCAGTAGTATTGACTTGTTCAAAGTCAAAATATAAATTCAATTTTTCTTTTTGAATATCACTCAACGAAGGAAGATACCTAGAATTTTCTAAAGAAGTAAATCTCCTAGGCATCATCTCAATGGTAGAGATCTTAGTCTCTGTATTGAGATCATACCTATCAGCAGTAAAGTAATTTTCAGAAAATATCATTATTCGTTATTTCCGATAATTTGCCCAGAACTATTTACCAGTGACCAGTAAATATAATTTTCTGGTGTTGTCGTTGTTGCTTGACTTGCTGGTAGCGATGATTCTACAAAATCTAAAGTGTCCTGAATATCATCAATTTCTAAAAATACATGTTCAGATTGCTTAAGAGCAGTCCACATGTCTAATGGAAGAATATTCTCATAAGCATCATATGAAGCATTAATAGCATCAACATTTGTGCTATTGTTCCACCCATAAGATCTTAAATAGAGAATTGCTTTACCCTTCAAGGCAGCATATCTCTCTATAAAGTTATCAAAGTAGAATAAGTCGTAGTTAGTGTTCATTTTAGTAGCAATTTCCAGGCAATAGTTACACGAAGACCAGTGAATAATCTCGATACCCCTTCAGCCATATGAGATATTTCACCAGGGAAACAAATAGCTGTGTTGGGGTATGGATTATAATATTCGTATTGATTATTTAAATTAAATATGGTTTTTCCACCCCATTCTGGCATCCACCTCTCATTAGCATAATAAAGAAATGTTCTTTCACTAGAGTCATACCAATCAACATGAAAGTTACCCTGCGTTCCAAATGTATGCCCATTAGCATACACATGATATAGTTTATATTCTCGCTGAGTTAACTCCTGTATCATATTTAGAAGATGTTCAGTATAGAAAGAGTCATCACTTAAATCTTTCATCCAGAATGGATAACCACGTCGTTTATCTCCAGGTGGATAAGATCCATGACCAAATTGCCAACCCTTATCTGCCATGTCTTCATGTATTTTCTTCACAACATTAGAAGAAAAAACATTATTATATCTTTTTATGGGTTTCATTTTTCCATCCATACTATAAACACATCTCTTCTCCCAGATTTTACTTCATTTACTCTATGAAGTAAATCCCCTGGATATATAATCGCTTTCCCCTTTTGCAGTTTTATTGGTATCTCTTCACCATTATTAGTTATTACTAATTCACCACCATCATAATTATCACTCAAAAAACAAGTCATACTATAATCTGGTCTCACACCACCACATGGATTGGCATCATAATGATCATCATATTTACCACCAATATCATACTTGACAAAATATATCTGTGATATTTTTGATACAAATGAAATTTTATCAAGTATGATCTCCCTACAATACATGTTTAAGTCGTAATTACCCGAACCATCAAACACGGTTTGACATACTTTTTCTACAGTAAGATTACTCTTCTTACCATCTTCGAATTTTAGATACTTAAAATACTTTGTAATATATTCTAATTGTTCATTATCTAAAAGATCAATCTCACAGATCATAATTCAGATTCATCGGTATGATATTTACTCCAATCGACTGGTATCTCTTCATCTACTCTTAGAAGTCTCATTAGATCAATAAGTTCTTGAGAGACTTTCTTTCTATTAACAATACCACGCTTAGAAAGATTATAGATATTTTCTTCTCTACTTCTCATGAAATCTGATGATGCTTCAGAATCATGTCTTACCCATTGTTGGGTATCATTTTCATCCATGAATGCTGGTGCTGGTGTTACACCATCTTCCAACATATCATTTGGATATAATTTTCTATAATTTTTAGGATCTAAAGGAAATAACAAATCATGAGTATACTTGAAATATTCTAGTCCAGATCCATTAAATCTTTCATCGGTTGGAGCAGGAACAGTATTCTCACGAATCCAAGATCTCCACGCAATCCATCTATCTCTTTCTCCATCATAACTTTCTGCGACATCAGGGAGAACTCTCCAATCAGTCATTTGAAGCAATGCTTCTTTTTGTCTCTTGAGTTTATACCACCTCTGATCAAGTAATACAATATTTTGATCTATTGATTCTACTTTTGCTTCAACTTTTAAGTCTTTAACTTCTTCGACTACTTCGAAAAACGTTTGTAATAATTGATAGAACTCCGCTGCTTGAGCAGTAGTTCCTCCCTTGTACTGATATGATTTATAAAAATATGTTTCTGTTTCAAAATTATAAGTTTTCTTGGATCTCTGGCAAAAATAATTACCGTCACTAAAGTATTGAAAAAACTCTATTCTATCTTTATCAGTGTGCCAAAATTCAGGTACTTGTTCATTTAGAAACTTATTCTTCAAAGTTTCATCCATTTTATACTTTTTTGCGCCTGGAGCGAGAAAATCAACACCACCGTCTGGTAGTGGTAAAATGGCATTATTAATAAAATCTATCTCTAGAAGTAGTTTTCTTGCTTCCATGGTTGTTACTTACCTTTAATGTACCATCCTGTCAAAATATATTTATCCTGAGTAAACACGGTATTACCTTTGTGAGTGTGAGTAAAACCACCTGGCCAAATAACAATCGTCCCTGCTGTAGGTCTAATTCTTCTTTTTTGATACAAAAACTCAGTCTCTGCTTCACCTTCTGGCATGTCATTTAGATAAATCATCCATGTTAAGTCTCTCGCCGCATGTGCAAGATCAGCATTTTCATGATGCCATAAATGATACCCGCCACCAGGAGGAGTTTTTTGTGCTTTGATGTCTGTAGAAATTAAAGCAGATCTTACTAATGCCTGATACTTATTAACATAGTGTCTAACACAGGATTTTAGAACTGAATTGATTTGAGTGACAAGTTCTCTATTTGCATAATTAAGCAAAAATGACTTATCATCTCTATTCATTTTCCCATTATAATAGAGATACGACTCATGAACTGGTGTTTCATCTTCTAGCATATCTCTACTATCTTTCTGTAGGATCGCTTCTTCAGTATATTCACTATCGACAATATTTAAATGACAACCGATGTCCATCATCGAGTCCATATAATTGATGATAGTATCACATAGTGGTTTTGGCATAAAATTGTGCCAGACCCCAATAAAATCATCAAACTCAAACTTGGTAATTTTTGGGTCGAGCATCAATTCAAGGGGACGATAATCAGGAAGTGACGACATAAAATTCAATATGCTTTAATGATATATTTAGTCTTATGGAATGGATTGATAATAGGAACTTGTCTTTGTGGTCTCATAGTAACAATAGGAGTTGGTTTCTTAAAACTACTCGTAAATTCAAATAATCCATCAGTCATGTCCATGAAAATATCACTCTGTGTAAATGTAACTTGAATATTTGTAGCAGCACCTCCTTCCCCTGCTTGACCGACAGCAGTAACTTCAAACATTTTATTACCACTACCTTCAAGATTATTCCACCATTCTACAGTAAGCTTATCACCAACTTGATAATTTTGACCAGAACTAAGAATTAAATCAACTTTATATCTTGTATCTCCATATGGATAATTTCCATTTACAGATGGCCATGGAGTTGCTGTCCATCGTATCCTCGCTCCAGATCCATTTTCTGGTCCTGTGTGATCAGTAGAATAAATCAAATCATCTTCCCTCGTAACTATATCATCTGTACTCGTCCAATAAGGATTTATACTTCCACCATCAGGTCCACCAGTAAGACGATATGCCCAATCACCAATGCCACGGTTTACATACGCTCCACCATCTTCCCGAGTATCAAATTCATCTCGTTTTGTCCATAATCTAAATGTTTGAATTGATCCCTCAACACCAGCACCAAGACCACTACCATACGGATCTGCTTGTGATCCAGCACCAGATAGATTACCACCAGTAAAATCAGTTTGTGGATTTGGAACAGAATTTTCAGTAATTAAATGGGAGTGAGATAAAGTATTACCAGTCGTTGGTGTATAATTATCAATTCTAAAATTGACTGGTTCTGTGTCTATAACAGCACATTGCTCTGGTCCACCGCCACTACCTACATCTTGTAAACTTGCTGAATCTAATTCAGATACAGGAGATGTCCACCAAACTAAAAATTCAATTTCTGGCGCTTGATAATCATTTTGGGGTTCACCCCAACTTGTCTCTCCAGTAAATGGAGTATTTTGATTTCTTTGATCACCAGTGGGTAAATTCTGTATAATCCAGGTTCGTAAATCAAAACCTGCTCCATAATATACTTGTAGTTCCTGAGCAAAATTAGTAATAGTACCAAGCCAGGTTTGCCATGCTCCAATCGTCATCTCAACATCTTCTGCTCTATAATCTCCTGATCTACTATCTTCATTTCCTCCAGGTACTCTTGATCCAGTTCCAAACATAGCTTTTTGGGGGTTCCATGGAATGAGAGGTTCCCCACCATCACCTTCAACAACAGCACTTATAAAAGCATGGTTGTGATCAGGTGCTGCGACAATAACTTCATTTAAAGGTCCAATTTGTGCTGTAACAAGACCATTAATACTAAATGTAACACTATCAGTAATAGTTTCAAGACCTTCAAGTCTTACTGTTCCAAGAGAGAAGAATTGAGAATTCAATCCACTAGTTGAGGTTGGTGGTCCTTGAATTTGTTCCAAAGGTTGAACACCAAATGAATCCACTTTATCAAAATACCAATATCCACCCTGTGCTCCAACATCAGTAATTCCTTTCCCTACTGTTGAAACTGGTAAGAATGCTGAATTGCCCCTAGAAGAATCTACAACACCAACTCCGCACAATCTTCTATTTCTGTAATCTGGTAAATTAAAAGATCCTGTATATGTTATAACTCCTTCTTCTGTTTCATCTCTAACACCATTACCACCATAATTATTTCCTATAACATCAAATAAAGGACCGTATTGATCTGCGTCTAATGATTGTCCCTCGCACACAATAAATCCAGGATATCTAGATGCCAAAGTTCCTTGCAGGTTTCCATAGTCAGCAACACCTTCTTTCAAGATTGGCAAGATAGTTCCTACCTGATATCCATCAAATTTCTCAGTTTTTTTACTATACCAAACACCTAATTGTGCGGCACTTGGAGGTACTGTAGCATATGTTCTAACAGTCCATGTAAATGGATTATTAGAAGATCCTGTACCAACACTAACTTCTGTAAATTCAGGAGTATTTAATTGTGTAGCTGATTTAATGACCAGATAAAAACTACTATTTACTCTAGGATCAAATGTTCTAGGACCAGCAACAGGAGTATCATAATCTATCGATATTAATGCATCATATCCACTAAGAACTTCAATAGTAATTGGTCTATTGATGCCACTCACTGATACAGGAGCACTACTTACAAATGTATTTGGGATTTGATTGTTTCTATCAGATGGTGGTGTAAATGATGCTGTAGTGTCAGGACCAGTATTTGTTACAACTGTCCATGTAGATATCTGTCTAGAACCAACTTTAATAGTGGCAGTAACATTACCACCAAATGTAGCAGATGATCGTGCGTAAAGTGTAATTATATCACCATTTTCAACCGTTGCTGGAAACACACCAATAGAACCATCATTAATTTTAATCTTTACTTCAGATGCTGTTGTTTGAGCATCAACCAATTCAACCTGAACAGGAATTCCCAATCCTGTTAATCCACCAGCTGGTCTCGGATCTGATGGTTGTAAAAAATCTTCAATCGCAGCAGGTATATCAGGAAAACTAAAAGAATTTGGTGTTGTAGATGGATTAGAGTCAGTTGTTACTGACCATGTATCTCCTCCAGAAACATCAGCGATTGACAAATCTGTTGCTATTGGAGTAAGACCTGTGCTAGCACTGAGAATTCTTAATTGTAAATAATCACCATTTTGAATAGTTCCCTGAGCACCAGTAAATAGAGTATCTGATAGAACAGTAAATCCATCATCATTTGTAAATGTGTTGCCAGTAGTGCTTATCCCATACTGACCGCCATTTGTCATGCTAATTGGTCCTGGTGAAGTTAATCCTTGAATTCGTATGACTTCACTATAACAATAAGTATTTGATGGTTGATCAATTAAATCTGTATAATCTGGAAATGGTTCTGGTGTATTCTGTGGTACTGCTTTGGTAGTTATTGTCCATGTTTCGTTTGACGTACCAACAGCAAGAGTTAAACGTAATGGAGTATTGTTAAATGGAGATGATGTACCACGAATTTGTATCTTAGCACCGTTTACAACGGTTTGTGATCCATCAGTATGAATCCACCCCGTATCCCAAGTGCCATCACCATTATAATCAAAACGAATAGAAAAATCATCAGTTGTAGATCCGATATTAGAAGTTAATGAAACCGCTGCTTGAGTAGTATCAGTAAGACCAGTGATCGTAGTTATTGTCTCTGCAGGACGAGTACCATCAGCCCAAACATACATTGTTGAAAGTTCTGCAGGATCAACATTAGTAAAAGGAAAAGGATCTGGAGTAAAGTCCTGAGGAACTGTTATAATACTCCAATATTGTGTTAAATCACCAATCTGAATGGTAACTGTCTGCGTGGTAGCCCACGTAGAAGGTGCCTTAAATTTAAACTGAACATAATCACCCTCTGACACATAAAGCGGGTCATTAGCAGCAGCATATGAATAAACCATTCGTTCCTACAAAGGCGTCCAGTATTAGTTATTTATTATAACTGTCGAACATTCTCCCAGACACCCTCATCATTTACTTGTACTTGAATCGGGAAATTGGCTTTAATTTCCACATCAATATCAATATCATCGACTAATAATTTTTCACTTAAAACATCAGTCTCTGGTGTTATAACAGGTTCCTGATCTGCTATCAAATCATCGCTATCTGGGGGATTTAAATTTTCTGGTGTATCATCGATATTAATAACGACAACACCTGAAGAATTTATTGTACCTCCACTACCAGATCCTTCAATGGTGTAACCAACAGTTAGTGGTCCCCTATTTGTATAGGGTATTGTAGTAGTATAAGTGGAAGTAACCTCAGTTGTTCCAACTCCCTGTTCTGCTGAATTTGGACGAGATAGTTGTACAGGATCTCCAACAACTGTAACTCCGTCGAGATAATAATACGTTGGTGTTAAAGTTAAAGAAGTATTTGTATAAGTAGCCGTATATTCAATTGTTCCTTGTGTTCCATAATCCAAAGAAGTAGGATAATCAACACTCAAAATTGGTAATTGATAAACAGTTACCGTTATTGATGCTACAGGACTAGTACCACCCAATCCAGAAACTCTCCCAGAATATGTTGTTGACTCGGTTGGTGTTAAAACTACAGAACTATTCAAATTTGTATTAGTAATTCCACCTGTTATCCAAGTAATCGTATTAGCATCACCAGTAGTATTCCAACTCAATGTAACTGATTGTCCGACAATAATTGAAGTTTTAGATAAAGTAAGATATAAAACAGGAGGAATATAAACAGTTACCGTTAGTTGTGCATCAACCGCAGTTACACCATCCAATCCAACAACGGACAAAATATATGTTGTATCATCAGCAGGAGATACTGTTAGACTACCATTTGGCATGGTAACACTAACATTTCCAGGATTTATTGTTCCTGTTGTAGTAAATGAAGTTGTCCAAGACAATGTTGTTGTATCACCAGAAATAATTGGATTTGGAGAAACAGTGAAACTATCAATTTGTGGATTTGCCAAATCATATTGTACTGTAACGTAACCATTTCCAGATATCGTATCACTGTTTGTGTAACTTATGTAACTAGAATTATACCAACTAGAACCACCAAAGCCACCACCAGAAGGATAATTTCCTGCGCGATCATCTGCGCCTTCTCTACCGCCACCACCACCAGGAGATCCAGCGCCACCACCGCCACCTCCACCGCCATCAAAACCTTGAGATGCTCCTGTGCCACCACCAACTAAGGATCCATTTCCACTGCTCATACCGCCAGCATTATAACCATTCCCTCCTCTAAGAAAACTAGCTGGATGAGATCCACCTCCACCACCTCCTCCTCCGCCTAAAATAGCTATACGACCACCAGCAATATTATCAGATAGAACAGTAGCACCGCCACCTCCACCGCCTCCACCAGAGCATCCCTGTGGTCCTGTATTACCGCCTCTACCACCAACAGCAGCACCAGATCCACCATTTCCTCCGCCACTTCCACTTACACAACCAAACCCATTTTGTCCTTGATATCCAATAATCCAACTAACTGTTCTAGCAGTATAATTGGGAAATATAAATGTTGTTCGACGACCGCGACCACCATTTCCACCTGGGTTACTATCATTTCCACCATTCCCACCACCACCAGCAGCTGCTGTAATTCTGATATTCTGAGCATTGGAAGGAATAAACTTACTACCATTGCCATTATAAGTTTGATTAAAAGACATTATAGTTCCCTCACATTTTCCCAAGTACCACTATTATTTACCTGTATTTGTATTGGATAATCAGCTTTAACTTCAACATCAATGTCTATATCGTCAATCAAATACTGCTCATTTAAAACATCAGTATCTGGTGTTATGACAGGTTCTTGATCTGCAAGTAAATCTTCACTATCTACTATATTAAGATTTTCTGGGGTTATGTCAATAATAATTGGTACATTAGCACTAGATGCTACAGGTCCACCAGTACCAGAACCAGAGATAGCAAAAGCAACAGTTAGTGGTCCCCTATCAGTATAGGGTATAGTCGTAGTATAAGTATCAGTAACTTCAGTTGTTCCAACACCAGACTCAGCTGAGTCACCTTTGCTTAAATTAACAGTATCACCAGTCACTTCAACATCATCTAAGTAATAATATGTTGGTGTTAAAGTTAAACTGCTATTGACATAATTACTAGTGTATTCAATATCTGCTTGTGTATTATAAGCAATACTAGTTGGATAATCAACAGTTAGAGTTGGTATTTGATAAACATTTACCGTTATTGATGCTACAGGACTAGTACCACCCAATCCAGTCGCATAACCAGAATATGTTGTGGTAACTGTAGGACTCACTACACTGCTACTAGTCAAATTTGTATTGCTAATGCCTCCCTGAGTCCACACAAAGTTATCTGCATCACCAGAAGTTGACCATTCTATCGTGACTGAATTTCCAGCAATAATTGATGTTCCAGGATTAGCACTAATTGTAACTGAGGGTCTATTGTAAACAACAATTTCCACACTATCCTGATTACTACCACCAGCATTGGTCGCTTCGAAAGTATATGTTTTTGTTGATGTAGGACACACTGTTGCTGATCCATTAGCGCCTGGATTACTAACATCAGTTAAAGTAAAAGTATCTCCACCAGAAGAACTCCATGATAATGTAGAGCATCTATCGCTTTGAGCACCACCAGCAATAACAGTTGTTGGATTAGCACTGAGACTTACTGTAGGTTTATCTGGAACTGTTACAGTAACAGTAACATTTGCTGAAGCGGATAATCCTTCAGAAGTTGTTACTGTATATGTGTATCTTGTGGTTTGACTGGGAGTAACTCTAAACCCATTTGCGGGACTATTAGCACCTGGACTAGCAACAATAACATTATTAGCGCCATCCTTTAAAGTATATGTTGATCCATTGGAAGAACTCCACGTCAATATAGAACCGTTTGGATCACCCAATACAAATGACGTTGGCGAAGCACTGATACTAGCAGTTGGTTGAGCTGGTGGAGGAGTTCCTACAGAAATAGTAACTGAATCTTGAGCAGTTGTACCGTCTGCAGCAGTTACTATGTAAGTATATGTGGTTTCTACAGTCGGACAAACTTGATAACCTCCTGTGTTACTGGCACCTGGATTAGAATTAATAACAACTCCATTAGCTTCCAAACTATAGGTGCTTCCGTCAGTAGAAGACCAAGTTAAAAGAGCACATCCTGGCGGAGTGACTTGAGAAACGTCTGAACTAATAGATGCGGTTGGATTACCTGGCGTTGCTATTGTTACTTTTATATCAGAATTAACAGTTCCTCCTGGTCCTGTTACTTTATAATTGTAAGTTGTAGTTTGTGTTGGTGTAATAGCATAAGACCCACTACTACCTGGGTTTGTGTATATAGAATCTCCACCTTTGACTTTTAATTCATATGAATATTGAGGTTCTTCTGTAACCTCAGTAATTTTAATTATTCTATCAGCAGACTCATAAAAATCATTATTCCATATAGCAGGAGAAAGAATATCACCAACAGAATATCCACTGCCACTTTTTGTAACTCTATTAATTACAATTTTAGTATTTCTTGCTTTAGGTGGACTATCATCATTCTTCAAGGGGTAGAATGATATATTCATCCTTATATTGGAACCATTTCCACCGTCCATATCATAAGTGCCAGAAATAGGATTAGCACCAAAACCATCAAATTGTGTACCACCTTGCCTGAGTTGCCACCCTGTATAATCACTATCAGATCCATTATAAGTAGAGTCTGGTGTAGCGGCACGACCCATAGGTTCTAAGCAGTAATTAGTATCCCATATACCACTGCCAGCGTTAATGGGACCACCACTATTAAGATCAACTTTATATCTTCCATCCCATCCACGAAGTTTTCCAGCAGGTGGGTGATTATCGATTTTAGCATCACCTTCCCAACTCAAAGTAACTTCTGTTCCTGCAAAAACAGTAATATCACTAGTGCCATTATTTACTTTAAGAAGCGCAGTAGGTTCTTCAGTAACTTCCTTTATTCTAAAAATGCGGTTAGCAGAATCAATAAAATCATCATCCCATATATCACAAGAAATAACATCACCAACAGAATATCCAGTGCCATAATTTAGAATTTTATTAAGTATAATTTGTGTATTTCCTGCTTTGTCATTAGATGAATTTCTAAGAGGAGCAAATGTCAAATTCATCCTCAATCCAGTTCCAGTTCCACCAGTCATATCATAAGTGCCAGTAATAGGTTCAGCATCAAAACCATTACTAGATGGATCTATAGTTTCCCAACCATCATTAGGTGAATTGGATCCACCTAAACTTGGTCCTGGTGTAGCGGCACGACCCATCGCCTCCCCAATTTGATTTAAATCCCACAGTTCTTCGGCATTGTTGCCGAGAGAATCTCCACTATTAATACCAACTTTATATCTCCCCTCCCATTCAAGAACTTTTCCGATTGCCATTATAGTTCCCTCACGTTTTCCCAAGTACCATTATTATTTACCTGTACTTGTATTGGATAATTTGATTTTACTTCTACATCAACATCAATATCATCAATCAAATATTGTTCTGTAAGTTGCTCAGATCCAGGTGTTATAACAGGTTCTTGATCTGCAAGTAAATCGTCGCTATCTAGTATATCAATATTAACGGGTGTTATATCAACGTTTGCTACAAGTGTATGAGTATCAGAAACCAATCCACCATTTCCTGTTGCTGTCATAGTATATACTATTGTCATGGCACCACGATTAGACCATGGAATTTCTGTAGTATATTCATCAGTAACTTCCGTTACTCCAATACCAAGTTCTGCGGAATTTGGGTTTGCCAACGACACAGGAGTACCAGTAGTGATAGTTCCATCTAAGAAATAATATGTCGCTGTTAGTATTACAGATGTATTAGCATACTCAGTTGTATACTCAATTAAAGCTTGATTTCCATAATCAACTAATGCTGGCCAAGTTACACTTAAAGTTGGTAGTTGATAAACTGTAATTGTAACAGATTTTGTAGTACCAATTCCACCAAGTCCTGTAGGATAGGCACTATATGTTGTTGTTACTGTTGGAGAAACTATTTCTGTACTGGTAAGATTAGTATTTGTGGGGTTATTACCACCTCCAGGTTGAGTCCAAACAATTCTATCACCATCACCACTAACACTCCATGATAAAGTACGTTCCTCACCAATAATCATAGTGCTAGTTGGACTAACAGTTAAAGTTAATTCTGGTATTTCATAAACTGTTATGGATACACTATCACTTTCAGTATTTGTAGTTGTAGTAGTTGTACTTACTACTTGACAACACTTATCACCTAAAAGACCATTTGGATGTGGTAAATTACTTCCACACTTCCATTGCCCAGATGGACAAGGAACACCAGGAGCAACCCAACCAATTAATGTACTAGTATTGGTATATGAAATACTAGTATAAGTTGTATCAACTGTATATGTGTATGTCTTATCATCAGTAGGAGATACTGAGACACCTGCTGGAGGACTACTAGATCCTGGATTAGCAACATCAGTCAAAGTATATACACTGTTGCTTCTATCTACAGCACTCCATTGAAGTGTTGTACTTTGACCTTCAATAATTGCTGTTGGGTTAGCTGTAAGGAGAGGATTTGATCCTCCTGGAGGTGCTGGCAATACAGTAACTGTAAAAGTATCTGTTACTGTGTTACAAGTTCCCACTGCTGTAAGAGTATATGTAGTGGTAGATGTTGGAGCAACAGTAGTAAATCCATTTTGATTAACAATACCAATATTATTATCAAGTGATACTGTAACTCCAGATCCCTGAACATACCAAGCTAATGTAACAGTAGATCCACTATAAATTGTAACGCCATCGCCAACTAAATCAGCAGTTGTAGTTAAAAGTTGTTTTACGGTTACTGTATCAACTATATCATACGCTCCGTTTCCATATCCAGCATAAACATTTAAAGTATAAGTTCCAGGTACAGAACTGGTAAAAGTATTAGTTTGTGCAAAATTAAAAGTTACTGCTTGAGTTCCATTAGGATTAAGCACTTCAGCAGATGAAAAATCACCAGTTACTGTATAAGTATAAGTTCTAGCAACACCAGGACATACTGTGGCCTGATCAACACTCAATGAACCTGTTGGTGGTTGTAAAACTGTTACTGTTGCTGTTACCGCTGTTCCACTTCCAGCAGAATTTGAAGCATTACATGAATAAATTGTAGTTGTTGTTGGATTAACACTTAATGTTCTCTCAGCACCATCAGTATAATCAAGACTTGTTCCTGGGTACGATAAAGTCATGGAAGTAATATTTGTACCAGTGGCACCATAGGTTAAGACGGAACTACCTCCATTAATAATAGTTGTTGGATTTGCAGAAATATATGGTAATGGTGGATCCGAAATAACAGTTACTGTACGAGTTATTGCTGTCGCATTAAGAGTTGTCCCATATGATCCTAGTCCAGTTCCTCCTACAGTATATGTCGTGGTTTCAGTTGGAGTTAAAGTTATTTCTTGAAATCCATCCAATTCTGAACCACTATAGTTAGTTGTAGTGCTTCCACCACTGTCTACCACAGTAAGAAACATACTATTTCTATAATTACCTTGTAAGTAATAACGCAAGACTACACTCTCACCAATATTAATAGTTACATCTTGCTGTAAATTATTTACAAAAAATTTAACGGTTGGAGCAGGTGGGTCATCAACATATACAGTTAAA